TCTAATGCGGGTTCACCTTGAACAAGATCACCACCCGCAGGAGCGCCAGAGCCGTTCTTAAGTTTAATCGTGGTCATTAATAAGTTCCCCCGTCAATCGTTGACAGTGTAGTTGCAATGGATGTTGTACCAGAGCCTGTGACAGCTCCGGTCAGAGTAATGGTTTCGTTACCAGTTATGTAGCTTTGAAGGTCACTAATTTGTGACTCAGTAACCGACAGTGCCGCTTGGTGTTGTGTTACCGAAGACTGCGTAATATTAGCGTCCGGTACGTTAGCCCATGTTACTGCTGTAGACAGGTCATTAGTTTCAGTAAAGCTAGTTAGATAGCCAGCACTAGCATGGTTGCCCCAGCCGTGTGCCGTATCAGCCTTAGTACCTTGTGCCGCAGTAGCGTAGTCAGCAGAGCTAAACGCCTTAACCTGTGCAAGGTTAGTCACCTCAGAGTCCATTAACGCACCAGCCGCTGTTACATTGGCTGTATCAGTTACGTCCGCACTAGCCTCAATGCCATCTAGCTTAGTGCCATCTGTTGCTACGTCCCGGCCATCGACAGTTCCTGTAAGCGCCACATTACCTGTGATGTTGACGTTACCTGTACCCGTAATGTCGTTGCTGTTTAGGTCTAAGTTACCGCCTAGCTGTGGTGTAGAATCGTTAACAAGATTAGGATTAATTGAATCCCAGTTAGTTCCGTCGTAAATTCTTGTACTATTGTCAGTAGTATTAAAGTACCAGTCACCTACAGTTACTGCGTTGCCGTTAAGATCAACAGTAGGGTTAGAAGACAACGCACCTAAATATAAACCATCAATAGCTTCTTGAGCAGCCTCAGCAGCCGTCTGAGCAGCCTCTGCAGCCGTTTGTGCAGTTTGTGCTGCAGTAGCACTAGTAGCTGCGTTTGTTGCTGAAGTGGACGCTGAGGAGGCGCTAGAGGCAGCGTTAGTTGCTGACGTAGAAGCGTTGCTCTCAGAAGTTGCTGCATTGCTTGCACTAGTTGATGCTGCGCTTGCCTGCGTTGTAGCAGTCGTAGCAGATCCTGATGCAGACGTAGCAGAACTGGCTGCATTAGTAGCACTGGTTGCTGCGTTACTAGCCGACGTTGCTGCGTTAGTTTCTGATGTAGACGCATTCGTTTCAGAAGTTGCTGCGTTAGTTGCGCTAGTAGAAGCATTGCTTTCACTGGTAGCAGCATTGCTAGCTGATGTTGATGCTGCACTAGCCTGAGTCGTAGCCGTTGTAGCTTGAGCTGTGGCTGTTGTAGCTGATCCAGCAGCACTGGTTGCACTAGACGCAGCCGCCGTAGCAGAAGCAGCAGCGTTAGTCTCTGCGGTCTCTGCATTAGTCTCTGCAGTTTCAGCATTAGTTTCTGCTGTCTCTGCTGCTGTCTGAGCTGTTTCTGCTGCGGTCTTAGCTGTCTCTGATGCTGTCTTAGCTGTCTCTGCTGCAGTTTGCGCTGTTTGTGCTGCAGATGCTGCGTTAGACGCTGTTGTTGCATCAGCCGCTACAGAGGCTTCAGAGACTGCTGCGTTACTAGCAGAAGTTGCCGCTGCTGCTGCAGAAACACTAGCTTCGTTTGCTTTAGTAGTGGCAGTCTGTGCACTGGTAGCTACTTCTGAAGCGTAAGCATCTGTGCTCGCATCACCAGAACCGCCTGTTCCACGAAAAAGAGGCATCAACTACTCCTACTAAAGAAAAGGAAAAGGGGCCATTGCTGACCCCCTAATGGTCTTACTCGTCGCAAACTGCGAGGATGAATCCTGCTTCTGGACGGTATACTTCAACACCGTACAGAGTGTCTGCAGTATACAGAGTAGAGAGGTACTCTTGCTTGTACTGAGTCTGCGAACGTACAGCCATCTGCTCTGCCATAACAAGAGCGTCAGCGTGGAAGAACAAACAACCACGAACGTCAGAAGTAGAAGCACTGTTTTGAGCAGCTGCTTCGATTACTGGAGCGTTGCTTGAGACGTAAATGTCTACACCGTAAAGGTTACCGATAAGACCTGACTCAACACCACGACCACCAACAAAGTCAGAAGACACGTATCGGTCGATACCCATCAGAGACTTACGTACAGCAGGTGGTACTACAACACAACGACCTTCCATAGGTACGTCAGCGTCGTCCATCAGCTTGATAGCTTCACGGAAACCAAGGTCAGTAAAGTTGTCGCCTGAAGTTACAGTGTCAGCAGCATAAGCAGCAAGACCGGCAGCGGCATTGAAGTAATAGCTGTTGCTGTTAACCCAGTTAGCACCAGTGTTAGCTGGAGTCTGAGTACGAGTACCATCACCAAAGCCAGTAGCAGCATTGATAAGATCAGTGTCTACCTTAAGAGCAAGCTGGTAGCCAGCGTCTTCAGTGTAGAACTGACGGAGGCTGTTAAGCGCCTGTACTTCTACAATGTCTTCGATAAGACGTGAGTACTCGAAGTGACGATCAACAGTGACAGTCAACTCTGACTCAAGGTTAGCTTGGATTGTTACTGCTGTGGACTCATCCTTAGCAGAAGCTGCACCACGAGTAGGCTTAGGGATGTGGATTACATCACCTTTCTTGCCAGCCATTTGAATGCGCTTAACAAGAGGAGCCATCTTAAGGTTTTTTTGATATGCAGCAATTACCTCATCACTCCAAATTTCTGGAATGAAAGTACCTGCTGCTGTTTTGTCTACCACAGCGTTTGCTGTGAAGTAAGTTCCGGAAGTTTCGCCAGCCATGATTAATCTCCTTTAGATTACTTGACCCGACCCTCCGCGTAAGCTGTCAATATTTCGTTTGACAGTGCTTGATAACGCTCAGGGTCTGTTTTCATTAGTTTAATAATGTCGGACCTGCGATATACTTTTTTACGTGTTCCTGCACTACTGCCTCGTGCGTTACCTGTATTAGCTGCCTTAAGTGTTTGCTTACGTGCCTGTTTTTCAACATTGGCAGTTTGCTGTGCAACTGTTTTACGTTCTTTCCAGAGTGAAAACAATTCGTCAGCAGAGTCAGCATCATACTGTTGGTCAGCCGCTACAAACAACTGAGTCCTAATCTTAGATGCCTTAATCCATTTAGCAAACTTAGGATCATTAAGAATTGTCTGCATGTCTGGATGTTTAGCTTGAAGCGTTGCAAGTGACGACTGCTTTTTGTACTGCTCAGTGTATTGCTCTGCTTCTCTAATCTTAGGATGATTCTCAATAGCACGATTAACGGCTGCTTGAGGATCTGTAAAATAGTCAATATCGTCTTCAGGCTCAACGTGTTGCTGTTGAGGTGCTTGCTGTGTTTGAGTACTAATGTAATCATCCACAACTTTACGAAGCTCTCCCACTTCAGAAGATTGACGACCTAGTAGCTTTTCAGCTTCTTGGTGCATCTGTACAACTTCTTCTAACGACTTACCTTGGTACTTATCTGGTAAGCTTGGTTCTTGGGCTTGAGGTTGCTCATCTTCTACTTCTTGTTGAATCTCATTAACTTCGTTTTGCTCGATTTGATCAGCGTTTCCTTCTTCAGGGGCTTGATCTATAATCGTTGCTCTAGACATAATTAAACTCCGTGATCGTTATCATTATGGAGATGTTATTGTTTACCTGCTTTTTCGTGTTCCCTAACCCATTTCATATGCGCTCCGGGGAATGAACCATCGGAACCATTAAGGTGGAAAGACGGGGCAGATACCATTTTTGTAGCGTTGGCGCCGCAACCGCACCTACTGGTTGTAGTACCATCCTTTACAAATTCTTCAAAGACGTGTCCGTTAGTACAACGAAAGTCATATACTTTATACATCTACGGGTTCTTCAGCCTCTGCTTCTGCTTGATCACGAGCAGCTTCAATAGTACCTTGTAGATTAATAACAGTTGCAAAAGCAGCTACTTGACCTTTACGATAATATAAATCTTCTTGGTCTTTTACTGTTTGAATATCTGCTAACTGTGTTGCATTGTTAGAAAGCTCACTAACGAGTTGTTTGAAACCTTCATGATTAAACAATTCATTGTAATTGTTAAAGTATGTTTCAAGCTCGGGTGTCATAGTTTCCTCTAAAGTTTACTGTATAGTTATATTATACCATACATTTTGTTAAATGTCAAGACTTTTTTGTAGACTTTCTTCTACGACCTGACGCTGTTACTGCGTGTTTAATTTTAGCCGGTCCTGTTTTGCGTTTAGCAGAAGATTTTTTTTCTGCTGCGGTCATCTTAGCTGCAACCGCTTTAGGTCTACAAGAAGGGTAAGGACGTTTACTCTTGGTAGCTGACTTACGACCACAAGGCTTACCCGTTTTAACGTCCACCCAATCCTCTTTAAACCATTTAGTAAGACCGCCTTTGGTTTTACTCATAGGTTCCACCACGCTTTTTATACTCTTTAGTCAACCAACCTGAAGCATACGCACTAGGCCAAACCTTGTATTTCTTTTTAGCTTCTGCTTTGACTCGTGAGTAAAGAGCTTTATTTTTAGGTTTAGGACTGCTTTTTGCTTTTGCCATGATCGTTACTTCTTTTTGTTTTTCTTATTGGTCATTACACGTTGACCACGCTTAGGCATTGCAGGTTTCTTTTTAGGCTTTGTTGTTTTCATTCCATAACCGGGCATAGCTTTCTCCTTTGCTGTTTTAGACAAATCTTCAAAATGGAAAAGTTTTACAGATGTTTTTCCATGTGTTTTACCTGAGTGTAACGAACCGTCAGGCATTTTGTGCGTACCACCTGTATACTCAGTACCGTCACGTTTATAATGTTTTACATCTTTAGCCATTACCATTTAACCTTATCAGCCCAATAAGCTGCTGACATTTTACCTTTTGATATGTTCTTAGCGTGTCGTGCTTTAAAGGACGATCTTTTCTTTTTCATTTTATCAGACTCACCTGCTTTAGGCTTACCTGCTGTCTTAGCGCCTTGCTCTCCAAAACGAATAGTCTTTACTTTGTCGCCTTCTTTGGCAACAACAACGTGTGACTTTTTAGGGTGGTTAGGCGTCCGTTTTGGTTTGTTGAACCCGCTTACGCCCGCTCGTGCTAGTCTTGGGTCTTTCTTTGCTGGCATTAGATAATTCCTCCACCTTGGTTTCCAGTTGGCTCACTTGGCTCTCTAGGACCTTTAGGCGCTGGAACGTTCCTTGGAAGTGGTTGTTGACTTGGTCTAGCAGCGTTTGCATTTCTTTCTGCGTTATTAGCATTTGTTTTACCTTGTAGTGCTTTTTCTTTGAGGAGAGTATCAGCCACTTTCATACGGCGTTCAAACTCTTTATCTTCAGCGTCACCTTCACGTAGGTTACGAGTAACAGCGTTGATCTTATCAATTTCAAGTTCTTGAGGTACTGCTTGAGCCTCTGCAGCCAACTTAGTAGCTCTTGCTTGTGACTCCTGAGCTTGAGCAGACAGTGCTGCAGTTTGTGATTGCTGGAACTGCATCTGCAATTGTTGTGCTTGCATTTGCATTTGTTGTGCTTGAGGGTTAGGTTGTGAAGCTTGAGCTAAGGCTGCAAGAAGTTCTTCACGGTTAGACAAGTTCATATTGTCAATAACAGATTGAATAAGCGTGTTGTACAACGGTGAGTCTTTACCCATAGTTTGTAGAAGCTGTACAAGCTGAGTAACTTCGTACTCACGCGCAATAATACCTAACGTACTGCTTGCGTTAAACTTATAGTCCGCAACAGGATAGTTTTCAGGATCAAACTGCATATAACGGTACGCAGCTTTTTTAACAAAGGGAATAAGAAAAGACTGCTGGAAGTTAATCAGTGTGCGTTTATGGCGTTTAATAATAGCGCCAAGAGACATACTAATGCCAGCGGCAGTACTCTCGCCATTAACTTGACCTGCAATTCCTGCTGAGTCCACTGCTCCTGTTGCTTGCTGTACCATCTGCTGCAGTGCTCCGGCTTGAGCAAAAGTGATTTGATTGACTTGACCAAAGTTAAACGGTTGAAGTACTTCACGGGGGTCTCCGTTGGTTAAGATCATCTTACCGGGACGTACTTCTGGTTTAGCACCACGGGGTAGACGTGTGGCGTCAATAGCCATCATTGGGTGGATTGTAAGACTTAGTGCGTCAATACGAGCACGTAGCTCAGTGTCAAGTGCTTTCTGACTGTTATAACCTTTTTCACATACGCCACGACCCCAGAAACGTCCGGGTACTACATCCCAAGGAAACGCAACAACAGGACGATCTGTCATCATGTAAGGATTAGCTTCAGCTTTAAGAAGTATGCCGCCGTTAGCAATTACTACAACGGCTTCTACGTACTTTGATTCAGACCCTTCATCTTCTACCAGTTCTTCTTCATCATCGCTTGTAGCGGCATTTAGAAGCTCTCGTGGGACAAGACCGTAATACTTAGTCAAACGAACTTTATCGTCGTTGTAGATTGTAATGTCTTGGTCAGGTTCTAAATCAGTATCAGGAGCAGCAGGACCAACGTATACATCACGGTACACTCCTTGTTCTTGTAGAAGTTCTACTTGGTGCATACTGACAAACTCATCAACAGCTACACCTAATGCGTCTTCAACAGACGTTGCTACAGGATCAATTAAAAAGTTTTGAGGAAGTACAGGTTTAAGTTTAACTACGACACGGTCAGTAATGTTAACGCCTACAGCTTGTAAGTCTCCACCCATAATAGGTTGGGTAGCAGGAGCCATCTCTTTCATTTCTTCAATGACTATTTCACCAACGCCTGTACCAAAGACTGCTGAGTTAATCAAGCACTCTGCTACGGCTTTACGTACCATGCAGTTTTCAAAGTCTTCAGTAAGCTTGTTGCGAAGGAACTGTACGTCTTGCTTTTCAGTATCGCCCATGTTATCGCTAACATCAAACCACTTACCACGACCAAACGTAGCCTCTTCTAGTTCCGCTACATTAGACTCAACTGCTTGTTGAAGTGCAGGAGAAATAATACGGGAACGCTCAGACCGACGCTCACTGTCAGCAGGATCCCATTGACCACGCCATAATCTATAGTATTCTTCAAATTTGTTTTCATAGTTACTTTCGTAGTAATCCCTCCAATCTTCACATTTATTTATAACCCAATCCTCTAAAGCTTCTTGGATCATTAAGGGGTCTTGTTCGTAAAAGTCATTCATATTTCTGCATCTCCTGCGGAGGCTAGTATCCTGCTACTACATCTAAGATTTGATGATCTTCTATTTCGTAGTCGTAGTTATAAGCTACATTTGCTACTTGATCTATGTACGCTAAAGCATCAATTAAATCATCGTGGGTTAACGGATCAGGAAACTGAAAGAGCTGATCTAAAAATCTACTGTTCCACTCACCTTTGTTTAGCGTTATGTATCCATTCTCAAACCGTCCTTGCAACGCCCACATAACACGATCTGTCTTCTTTTTATTTCCGTGAGTAAGTTCTTCTACTCTAAAAAACATTCCGTATCGTTTTTGCATGTCCATCAAAGGAGACATTACAGCCTGTTTAGCAATACCTCTTTCGATTCCAACCGACACGGGACGGTAATCTCTAACGGCCTGAAATATCTTAGCTGCTGTTTCGTCAAGTGTCCATCGACCGTATATGATATTGTCAACATACCAACCA